CTCGCACATACTTCTCAATGACTTCTGATAATCCTCTGTTGTCTAACTCAACTCTTGGTATAGTCGCCTTAAAGTCTTGAACTGCCATGTTGTAAAGCATATTCAAGTCAGAAGATATCTTTTCATCCATATTTTTTAAACCTACTTCAAGTTGCGTGTAAGTCTGCTTCTTGATTTTTTCTTTGGATGTTTTACCCACCACTTTAATTAATTCTTTTGTTGATTCGTCTATCGAATACTTGACGCCTTCTTCAGATAACTTATGAACATCTTTGTAAACACTTTTAACAGCGTTTTCAAAGGTTTTTTGTAATCTAGGCGCCGACAATTGTCTTCTCATGATCCAATCGGCTTTAGACAGGTTTAAATCCCTGCTTAACTCTTTTGTTGATAATGCAATTAAGTATTCTTCAAGTTGTTTAATTTTTAAACCGATTCGTTCTTGATGCTTTAACCACGATTCGTTGTTAAACATGATTGACCACCTATGTTTCTAGTTCTTCTTGTAGTTCTTCTTCAGGCTCATCAAAGTTTAAACTGTCTTGATTAGGCATGATGTTAAAATCAACGACCTTATCTTTTGACCCGGATAAGTAGTCAATTTCTTTTTTTCTGTCTTCATCAGTCATTGTATCGGTGTACAGTAACTCGACAAATTTCTCTGGGCTAATGCCATCTTGCGCCCATAAAGGCAACAATGAAGCAATTAACTTGTCGAATGTCGGCGCTGAAAAATCTGAATAGTCAACGTGAATGTCGTAATCTTTGTTCGGTGTTTTGCTTTGCATAAGATCATAAATCTTCATAGCTATTTCCATTACACGCTTAACAACACCGCGTTCATTATCAATGATGTCATCTCTCGTGTTAAATGTGACGCGTTCTTTTTCCCTGATTGATTCACCCGACGCATCACTTGCTACATTAAGCCCTAATGACGCTGGTGATATTATTCCATTAAATATCTTACCAAGTTGATCCTTGCCCGCTTCAATGATTGATATAAAATCGAGGCTCGGTTGTGTTGTCGTCACCTCTTCTTTAGTTTGCTGATTCATTGATTTTTCAAGAGTTATAAACTTTCTGTCGAATACTGTTGGTGGCATCGCATTACCGTTTTTATCTCGAGGCAATAAACTGTTGGGTACATAATCAACTGGTGTTGATTTCCTAACAAGTTCAGACAACTGTGATGTTGTTTGATCATAATCGTCAAACAAATCCACTTTACCTTCAAATATTGATAAGCCATATGTTTGATGACCGTTCTTATATCTGCAAGGAACAGCAGCGATATCATCAATATATAAAATTAATTCATCATCTAGATTAGCTGTTTCCGGAATAGATTCCAGAGTCACTCTAGATTCTTTCTCTTCATCAATAATCCAGTTCTTAATTAAGTTGTATGATCTGCGTTCGTAATGTGTGTAATGTTTATTCTTATGAATGTATCTTGTTTTTTTTGTTGCTGAAACAAATACATTCCCAATGGTTTCGATATCACATCTGCGTTCATCAACAAATTCAATGATCGGTTTATCTAGCCCTTCGTTAACGTGAGATAAATTAGATACAAAAAATGCGCCACCACCAATAACTAATGTTTTTGGCCTAGCATCTTGTTTCACAATATTTTTAAAATCATTAAACTCAATGATTTCTTCCATGCGTTCTTGCATAAGTCCATTCGTTTCATCATCAACACCAACTGATATAGTCAACTGTGGCACACCCGTAACGTTTGAAATTGTGTCAACCATTGACTTTGGCAACCCTGAATGAGTCTTCTTGTTTTCTTCGTACGCTGAGCGCGCATAAAAGTAGTCTTGCTTCGCTTTTTGCCGCAAACGTCTCGCATAATAAGTTGTAAGCTTATAAGCGTTACCTGTGTACCAAATCCAAAATTCTTCTAAGTCTACGTTGGTTGTATTTAGTTTATTTGTAAGAAGGTCTCTCACTTCCTCTTTATCCGCTAATGGCTTAAGAGCTTCAGGGGTTAACCCAAGCCAACTCTTAACCGCTGTTTTTAATAATCCCATTTAATCACCTAATTTCTTCAGTCTTATGAGTCCACGAATAACAAAACGAGTCATAGTAATCGTTCCATATATCGTTGTTATCTTTAATCGGCGTCTTTGGATCATCACCGCGTTCTATTGATTTTAACATCTCAAAAGTCTTGTTTCCTTTTCTGAAATGGATTCTTCTTTGGTTAATCAAAGCATACATCACTAACAATCTCGCTTTAATGCCACCATCCTTGCCAAACTTCCAAGCAGGGTTCACGTCGATAAAGATGTTCTTTGCTTTCAATCTATCTCTCAACGACAATATAAGCGTAGTTGACACACCTGCACCGTCGACAAACACTCCTCTAATTCTTGTTTGGTAAGCCGCCCACCATTTCTCGATTTCACCTACCCATTCATCAAGTAACCTGTCTGCATCTTGCATCTTGCAAAGATAGTCTTCAATGTTGTATACGTGCCGCCCAATGAAACCTGTTAAGTGCATGACGCTCTTGGCTGTTGTTTCAGCACCTGAACCAATATCAATGCCGATCTCGAACGTTTTATATGACGGCCACAACTTGCCTCGCTCATCAGTTTTTTCTTCATAAAGAAAATCATCAGTCAAATACTTAGCAAATACCATACCTGTTGCAGTTGCTCTTATACCGTCTACCAAACTTAACCATTCAGGTGAACCTGGTAGCAATGCACTTTTAAGCGCTTCAACAGCCTCTTTCGTAAGGCTTGGGTTGTCATCATGATTAAAGTGCCAATAAGTATAATCTTTTGCAGCCTTAGTCTTAGCTAACTGTCTAATAATACTCTTAGGTATCCTCGAAAAATATTCATCGATGCCTAACGGTCTCGTTTTGTCGATGAACTTTGGATATATCTCGCTTGCCGGTGGTGCTGGATTTAATGTTAAGCCTAACCAGAACTCAGCTGTCGGTCTCGTTAAACCACGAAAGCATTGCACAATAAAGTTCAGTGGCGCTAAGTTTGCTTCATCAATGATGCCACATCCAACAGTTGACCCTAGTACTTTCTTCCATTTTGATGAGTCACCGAAGCCAAAGATGTATATAATCTTCTCTCTGCCTTGCGAATCAAGCATTACTAAGTGATTCCCTTTTTTTGTATCTGTTCCCGGTCTAATGCTTGGGAATAGATTTAATATCCCATAATCATCATCGATTAAGTTTCGATAAGCAACAGGCGCAGATTGACCCGCAATAAAATGTTGCTTCCTTGATGACTCGTTAACTTCTTTTACAAACTTCATCTTAACCGCTTGGGACTTGCCTGTTCCTGATGCACCTTCTGCAACATCAACTTTAGACTTATAAGCAATGAAGTCTATCTGCTTTTGCGACAGTTTCATAGGTCATCTTCCTCGTTGAGTTTAACTTTTTTCTTATCTTTAATTGCTTTTGATACCGACTTTTCAACTGCATCAATAAACTCGCTGATTTCAGTCGCTTTACGATCAGGCATTGATTCTTGCCTTTGACGCCATGTTTTCTTCCGCCTATTGTTTAACCAAGCAAGAGCAGCTGTTGTATCTGGTGAAACATGTTTTTTGATAATTCTTGTTTCTTGAGACACAGATTCATCTTTGTTCTTTCTCTCATATGTATATTCTTCTAAATATTCATAACCGATCGCTCGTTTAAATAAAGCGGCTTCAACTTGAGCATCAGCTTCTTCTCGTGTCTTTAAGGCGTTCGATAAGTCCTTGTGTTTCTTTTTATAAGCATAAAACGTTGACTTAGCAATACCTAACTTCTTAAAGACCTCTTCTTCTGTAGCCCCATTACGCATCCAATCACTAATCAAATGCAGCTTAGGCTTAACCTTCCAATCATAAACACTCTTTCTACCCATCTTGCTTTTCTTCTTTTTTTTCTTAACAGCAACCTTTTTTGCAATCTTAGATTCTATATCTTTTTTTGCAGTATTGTCTTTAGACTCTTTTGAACCTTGCTGATCCTTTTTTACATTAAAAGTCATACAAACTACACCACCTGTTTTTTTAATTAAGCCATAATAAAAAAAGCAAGTTATCAATATCAAAGATACTTAATAACCTGCTTTATATAACATATATAATATAAACACTACTTAATAAAATAACTAAATATACTAAGTAATATAATAGTTTTAACTCTAGAGAGGTTGAAAGGAATAAAGAGACTCTCTAGAGTTTGAAAGGAGAACTATGGAAAACGATATTTCCGTGAAAAAAGAGATGTATCTCAACACCTCTTCTACAATATCATTTTACCACATCGCTTTGTCAAGTCAACTACTTATTTACTACTTGATTTATATAATGGTCTTCAGTTCTTATCAATCCATTAATCTCGGTCTTGATATTCCAAATTGTTTGCAACGCATATTCAGGCATCTCATCAAGCAGTTCATTGTTGCTCTTCCCTTCAACATATGCTTTGATAAAAACCCTTAATCTTAAATCTTCTTTCCCACTAGATTCAATCTGCTTAAGTATCTTCTCACCTAAGTATTTTAAGTGCGATAAGGTCTTCTCTTTGTCCTCAATGATGTTTTTATAATGGTTGATATACATTGACAATTCAGCAATCCTTGTTAGGATTTGATAGTCTGTTTTCTTAGGCCCTGAACCATCAACAATTGGCTTGTTGTAATCTATTGATTGCATCTTAGGTGGCTCTGACATCTTTACGAGTTGGTCTATTTCCTTTTCATAACTTTTAAGAATTGCTTTATTTGATTTAATTTCAAATTTTACACGCATTACATTGTTGTAGTAGTCAAATCTCATATTTTAACCTCCACATATGACTTCTGTATAATCTAGATCGTTTGCCTCACAATATTCTTTTAACGTCATGTCATTTAATACGGCACTCACCTGAGGCGTTATAACATTCGTTTTGATTTTTTTACTAAAAAAGTTGCATAACTCTATGTGTTTTGGATGGCTCTCTTGATTACAGATGTATATTAGCTTTGCTCTCGTTAAACCTAATTGAGTCGCGACATTGGCATATGTCAATCCTTTTTGGACACACATGATTTTTAACGCTTTCTTTAGAGTTCTTTGTTTTTTCATTTAGTTATTTCCCTCTTGTATATAAAATACTAATGCTTTAATAATTGTATCTTGTGTGTGGTTTTCTTCCCACAATCTTTTACATTCCATTTTGTAATCAATTTCAGGAATGCCTAATTTTTCTGAACGATCATATAAATAATCTTCGTCGTTTGATACTTGATTTATCGAATCTTTCATTTAGTTATCTCCTTCTTCTAACATCTCTTTAATTGATTTGATTTCTTTTACTTTTATATCTTTGAATACATCACGTTCTAAAAAAATCTCTTTACCATACACAACAGATATTGCTTTCAAAACCCAAGTATCTCTTTCAATTTCATCAAACCCCAACAAATCTAAAGCCTTCAATATATCTATTTCTTCTTCTGTATAAACAACCTTCTCTTTTCTTTCCCAGATGAGTTCGGCAGTTTCTATATCATTTAAAACCTTAACTTTGTCATATACTTTCACTATATCTGTACTGAGCGAAAAAGTTGATTCAAGATTTGT